CTAACAGTGAGCGGATCTGCCGAAGTCGCCATAACCCTCATCCCTATCACTAGGGGGAGGGGAATGGCTTCTGACAACAGAACCAGACCCGATCACTTGTTCCATGCGGCTGGACCGACTATGTCGGTGCAGTCCAGCTTTCCTCCTTCGGGAGGGCATGCCAACAATACAGACACCGAGCCCTGGTGGAATTCTGTCCCTCGGGACAAATACCACCGGGCCGCTGCACATTTCTTTGAGGCGGTCCACCAACGCCGCCTCATCCACTTCCTTCAAGGGTTTCCCTCTTCCCGTGACGGAAGAGGCCCCGGTCATGACCATCTTTCGGTACTTGCCCACAAAAGAGTAAAACGGGAGACAATAGGGCCTTCCCTGATTGAATCCCGCAATACCAAGTGCTGGAGCCCAGACCGAAGCGAGGCGGAGGAGGGCATCGTCCTCTGTGAGCGTCAAATGGTCTTCCAGGACGGTCGAGAGCTTGTCTTGCAAGCTCCCGCCCTCGGGAGACCCCCACAGAGGTTTTACCTTCAACTCCTCCTCGGCTTCGGTCATGGCTTCCGAAAGAAGGTCACCGGCCACGCCACAGGTACGCCAAAGGTTTACAACCTTCCGAATCGCGGAAACCGCTTTCTCTTCTTTCCCTTCCTGCTGGTCGAGCAGGATCCGGAAGAGAAATCGGCGATACGAATCGGGTGCGTCTCTGAGTGCGCGGCCGGGCCGCGGCGGAGGAAACCCACCCCCTCCCAACTCCCGTGGAATGAATGGAGGGATGCCGACGGATCGCAAGGCCCCTACCTCCGGTCGCAGCACCCGGGCAATCCGGCTGATCTTCTTTCTCTTGGAGATCGAAGCCCAAGCCGGAATAGCCGAGGTGATTGCAGGACCGGAGGTGGCCCAAGACGGCAACTCGAACGGAACAGGGCCGGTAACACGTTTTATGGCAAAGTGTCCAGGGTGAATGAGACTCCTGACCGGGGAGTAGTCAATCATCTGGACAGCCACAAAAGCGTGGTAACCGGCCTCGAAACCGTCGGGAACAGCCGTCCCGGGTTTGAGCCAAGCAAAGATGGAGTAGTCCGGGGCGGGAAACACATCGGTTTCAAACCAAGCCATTTGCTCCGTGAAGAGCATCAAGTGGTTGGAAACCAGATGTTTACCCGCCGAGAGGCCACTTCCAACGTCGGCTACCCTCCTTTCATACCCTTTATGCGCCACAGCGGGCAAAGCCGCTGCGAGGTCGTCACCGCAGGTTGCAAACCGGCAGAGCTCTTTCGATGCCTCTGCCGGCAAGCCAATCTCGGTGCAGGCCTCTCGAATCGACGTTTCGCAAGCCCAGAGGTTGATGATATTGAGGATAAACCAAGAGAGCGGCAGCCCCATCAGGCAGCCGCCCTCGGTATCCAGAACCTCCAGGCCGTCGTATTCGACGCGCATGGGTCCGAGAAGTCGCAAACCAAGTTTGCGGACATCTTCGGGGAGTTGGGCTCCCTCACAAATTCCCTCCCAAACCGCATAGATGGAAAGCCGAGAGAAGCCATCCGTTGCCTTGGTGAGGTCGGCCGACACGAGAACGAGCTTCCCAAGGGAAACTGGGCACTTGAGGCGGTTGGTGGAAAGGTCCGCAAAGACCTCTTCCAACCGACCGCCCTCAAGAGAAGCTCGGACCCGAGGGTCTTTCTCAAGCATCGGCCAGACCACACTGCGGACAAGGTGGCCGACCTCTACCACATCTGCCGGGGACTTGGTAACGACGCGGGCTTTGAATCCGCGTTCGCGCACCGTAGTTGCCCGGCATGGCAGAGGTCCCTCTCGGCTCACAAATGTGCGGAGGGAACTATCGCGAATTATCCTCGCAATCCTCGTCCGTTCGAGGTCTGGGTCCTGGAGTATGTTGACGACATACTCAGTGGATCCCCGAGACGCTACGGAACCGGACGATTCAATGAGATTGCGATTCGCCTCACCTGTCTTGGTGAAGCGAGTCGGGTCCGAAAACGTGGGAGCGGGATGGGCGGCGTCAGCCGCCTTGCTTGCCG